TGCGGCTCGCGGTGCGCTCAGGTCTGGTTGGTTAAATTTTGGAGGTAGAGGATGGCTGGAAGAGGGCCAGCACCCAAGGAAGTGAGATCTCGGGCACGGGCTACTGCACAGCGGGAAGCCGAGTTGACCGAGGTCGAAGCAGACGGTGAGCTTTATGGGCCTGAGCTGCCAGAAGGGGTCTTGCCCGATGGGGCCAGCTGGCATCCGCGGACCGTGGCTCTATGGGATTCTCTGAGAAGCCTGCCGCTGCTAAAGAACGAGCTAGACCTTGGCTGGGAATTCTTGTTGGACACCGCTTTGATGCACCACACGATGTGGTCTAAAGGCCGATGGGAGTTTGCCTCGGAGGTCCGGCTGCGCCTGGCCAAGTTCGGTGCGACGCCGGAAGACCGCATGCGCCTGAAGATCAAGGTCACGACACCTACGGATGAGACCAAGCGGCCAGCCCCGGCGGGGTCAGGGTCGGTCTCAGATATCGCTAGCCGTCGCGCCCGGCTCTCGGGCTCTTAAGGTCACGCCCCATCAGCATCACAGATCCTATGACCGACCAGAGGGCCAGCAGGCAGGTTGGGCCAAGGAGCAGCCAAGCCCACCACGGGGTAGGGCGCACCTCGCAGAGCGCCAGCAGCACGGTCATAGCCGCCGGGCTCCGAGGGCAACTCCGGTGACCCAACAGACCCGTTCGTCGCTGAAGTGGCTACAGCGGACCTCAGATGTCACCTCGGTCATCTGCCAGCCCTCGGTCAGCTCAACCTCCCCGCGGTCCGCAGCGTTGAGCACAAGGCCTTCTAGGAGGGCCTTGGCCATGGGGAGGTCGCCAGCTGCGTCCGGCGGCAGCCAGGCGGCCATGCGTACGCCTACCTCTGGCATGGTTTCCGGGCTCCTAGGACTAGGCCGCGAACTAGCACGATCTCTGGCCCGCCGAAGGGGTTAGTCTGTAATTCTCTGGTCACTTGGGTAACACTCCATAGAGGGTCTAGCTCAACTTGCCCCCGGCCCGCACAGATCAGTGTTTGGCGTTGCAATTCTCTCCGAGCAATTTCAGTCGGGTCGGCACACGACAGAAATTGTCGCCAAATCTCCAAAGGAATAGCTACCTGCACTTGGAATTCGTAGCCTTTAATCATCTATGCCGCCTCAGAGTTGCGGGTACGGCTCCGGCAGCGAAGTCGGCCAGGCTCACGATTCGATCACCTGACGGACCTTCGACCCATATAGAGCCCGTGGAACCTTGATCCGCACCGCGCGTTTCCTTTACTCGGATGACTTCTCGGGCCATAGGGTTGCCGGGCTGCCATTCCCACATGGAACCGATCTCGGGCATTGCGTAGCTACTGGGTTCGGTCATGCGTGAGATCTTAGGCCACGTAACCTGCTTGAGCCAGGCTCGATCTTCTACCGTCAAAGCCTGAAGGGTGGCCAGTTCTGTCTGGGCTGCTTCGATTTTGGCCTGTGTTCGGCGAAGGTGACGAGCGGCAATCCTGCGATAAACCGCGGTATTAATGCACACCAAAATAACTGCCCAGGCTGGGACAGCGAGCACGATAAGCCAGATCATCTGCAAATAATACCAGATCAACTGAGAGGATTTCCAGCAGTGATCACTCTCGGTTCTGATGGTGAGCAGCTCGTTGTTGTCATTCCGGTAGATGCTGATTTTGTTACTACGCTCAGTGCAGCAACTCCGTGGCCTACAGGCACACAAATAGAGCTGCATTTCTCTGATACCCCCTCGGACACCCCAGTGATATGGCCTGCAACTGTGGCTGGCACTACAGCTACATTTAATGTATCGAAAGCTTCAGCGCAGCCTGTAGTTACTGCGCGGCTGTCACTGGTACGGCTTTTTTACAGCCCTGGGGGTTCAGGAATACTGCTGTGGGCGCACGGCACTACTCGCTTTATTTAATGAGGCCACGATATGCCTATAGTGCTGGCACCTAATGTTGTGGTTGAGGTTGAGCCGCCAACTGTGCCGATTTTAGTTCTGGCCCCGCCGGTAGCCCCGGTGGTTCTCACTCAGGCTCCGGCAACGCCGGTCATACACTCAGCTCCGCCGGGTGATCTTTCTGTCACGGTTCTCCCGGTAGCTGGTCCGACTGGTCCTAGCGGGCCTCCTGGCCCCTCGGGTGGTGGGGTTACTTTTGAATTTCACCAGCTCATACCGCAGTCGGTGTGGTTGGTAAACCATGAATTTGGCAGGTACCCCATTGCATGGTCACTTTATGACACGAGCGGTCGGTTGTGTGATGAGTACATAGTTGAGCACACAGATGTCAATAACTGTCGAGTTTCGATGGATACACCTACCGCCGGGCTAATTCGGCTGATCTAGAAGGGCACCGATTATGGCGGGCACCAAGAAACTCTCTCAGGTTGATTTCTCTAGTCAAAAAGCCATTAACCTAACAGCGGGCTCCGCTGGTACCGACGCAGCTAATACTCAGCAGGTTGCCGACGCTCAAGCATTTGCAATTAGCCGGGCGAATCACACAGGCACCCAGTTGGCTAGCACTGTGTCGAACTTTGATACCCAGGTACGCACGTCGCGCCTTGACCAGATGGCTGCGCCTACCGCCTCGGTAGCCTTCAACTCCCAGAAAATTACGGGGCTGCTTGACCCAACTAACCCTCAAGAGGGTGCTACAAAGAATTATGTAGACACGGCAACCGCAGCAATAACCTCAGGACTCGTATTAAAAGGGTCAGTGCGGGCGGCTACAAGTGTTAACGTCTCGATTACCTCGGCTCCGGCCACCATCGATGGCCTTACCCCAACTAACGGCGATGTTTTCCTACTTATGGGAAACACTACCGCTTCTGAGAACGGCCCACGGGTGTGGACATCAGCGGGTGTCGCCATGGCGCGTGCTACCAACTGGAATACCTCAGCTTTGGCCGTCCTTGGCTCATTTTGGGATGTGCGCGAAGGCACGAATGCAGATACATTCGCTCTGCTGACCAACGACACAACTATTACCTTAGACACAACCGCGCTGACTTTTGTTGTCCGGGGTAGCACTTCGGCAACTACGGGCTACACCACAACTTGCCCGACGACATCCGCCGGGGGTACGTGGACAGTTACCCACAACCTCAATACTAAATGGTTAGTGGTGCAGGTAGCGCGCACTGCGTCGCCTTATGATTTCGTGGATGTCCGAGTTGAGCGCACCACCGTAAATACGGTGAGCGTCATGCCTGATGTGGCTCTTGTCGCGGGTGACTACGAGGTAATGGTTCAGAAGGTGGCCTAAGTGGGGTCCATTAAATCTATCTCCCGGCTGACCTCGGCAGCTAGCTCCTCAGCGGCTGATGATTCTGTGAGGCATGACGAGTTAGCTACTACCGCCGCACAAGGATTGATGTCCATCTCGGACAAAAAGCGTACTGGACAAGTATACGACGCGGTGGCCGATTTCGGATTTGTGGGAGATCTCTACACTACCTTGGGCACAACCGCGGTTACCGGTACCGCGATGACGGACAGCACAAATCCTTTTACTGCCGCGGACGTCGGCAAGCGGGTAGCTATCCCTAGAGCTGGCGCGGGCACGGCTCCTAATGCCGCAATGCTGATTACCACTATCTCGGCTTTTGTCAGCTCTAATCAGGTTACTTTGACGACGGGTGCCACGAACGCAGTTACTGCGGCTAGCGTGCACTACGGTACTGACAACTCGGCAGCCGAGGCGTTGATGGTATCAACCATCAACAATCAAGTTTGGTCCGGCGCGCGTGTTGTATTCGGGCGCAGCTCGACCAACCGGTACGGTGTGCAAACCAGTTGGGTGTTCAATAAAACTTGCCAGATAGAAGGCATTGGTGGGGGTCACACCGCGGACGCCGGGGCATGGCAGACTATTGGTGGGACATGCCTAGCGTGGTGGGGTAGTTCCTCGGATGGCGGGGTTGCCTTTCAGGCAATGATCACATTCGTTCCTACCGGGGTTCAGTCACTTAAGCGGGTGGCAGTTAAACATATCTGGCTGGACTGCAACAATAACGGCCAGAATCAAGCACTCTTCGGCCTTAAATTGGTCAGCTGCCACGGGCACCAACTAGAGGACTTTTACGTACAGGACGCTCTGGCTCAAGGCGTCTGGACAGATGTAGGCACAACACCTACCGAGGCCAAAGACTGCACTCGGTTTTCGCATCGCACCATGTGCTTTCGGCAGCTGGACAACACCCCAGGCGCTACGACTACACCGACGACAACAACCTCAGCGCTTACGTGGTCAACCAGCGGGCAGTCAATGGTGCTGGCGGCTGCGAACAACCTCAGGACTGCGGGCTACGTCTGGGTGATGTCCACCCTCGGCTATCCCGTGCTCGTGCGCTACACGGCCGGTGGCGGCACCACCACCCTTACCGGGTGCACAGTGGCGGCCGAGGACGTTATCAACGCGCCAGCGTCGTACTCAGGGGCCTTCGTGGTCGAAGCCAGCCCCGGCAACGGTGGGGCCTACAAGCTCAATGGTGCGGTAGGAGCCGACACCTGCTGTGGTGTGATCGACGTTGTCCACATCTCGCATGGCACTACTTGGGGTCCGGCAGCTATTGAATTTGGTAACTCGGACTCAATCGTCATCCGGCAGCCATTTATCAACGGGGGCAACAACACCACAGAAACCGGCGGTAACAGACAACGCAAGCCTGGCATTCGATTTAATGGCAGCAACACCAACTCGGGCCTAGCTTCTCGAAACAATATCATTTATGACGGCGATCCGGCAGGAGTTAGCACGGGTGGCGGTCTCAGCGCCATGGGGGTCAATAACGCGGCTGCCGCGTTGTCATTTCCCTCAGGGCCGAATAAATGGTACAACATGCAGATGGGTAACGGTGCCCCCGTTCCCACCGTCGAGGGTAGTGCGCAATTTGTTTGGACAGGCAACGGTTTGCTTGTTCCTAGTGAGCCTGGCCCAGTAGTAACAACGGTCACTACTGTAAATGCGGCGACTACCGCATTACTTGCAAGAATTCCTATCCCACCACAAGGCCTACAAATAGGTCTCATGATTCGCTGCCGCTTTGCCATGTCGAAGACCGCAGCGGGTATCGCCGCAAGAATAACCGGTGTGAAGATCGGCACCACGGGCACTACCTCTGATGCAACCGTTAACTCAGTATCTCGCACTCCTACCGCGGCGGTTGATGCGGGTACTGAGGAAATTACGTTTGCTGTACTAGGTCCCTTAGGGGCTTCATGCACAAGCATCATGACTTCTTGTTTGGTCAAAGGAGCTGCCTCAGTTGGGTTTTCTACTACTGCTCTTGTCGTAAGTTTGGGGCAAGGCACGCCTGTGACATTCAACTCAGCTAGCCAAACGTGGTTGAGCATATTTATGACCACGGGCGCCTCTGAGGTAGTTACTGTGTTTGCCCCGGTGATCATAGAGGTTCTCAAGGGGGCTAGTCCTTAGCGAAACGGGGTGACGCTATGCCGCGCCGTCTCGTACATGCCAAGCATCATGATCGGACCCGAACCCTCGGTTGGCTGTTGCTGGCATGGATGGAGTACTTCACCGTTCATGGTCCGGGCGACGTCCAAGGCGAAGCTGTGCGACACGGTGACGAAGTTTCGAGCTTCATCGCTGATTGCTACGCCCTCGATGAGGTCGGCCGTAGGCTCTATGATTCGGCTTTCTTCAGCAGGCCGAAGGGTTGTGACAAGTCCGGCCTTGGCGGCCGTCTGGGGCTCACTGAGGCCCTCGCACCGTGCCGCTTTGGCGGATTTGCCCTCGGAGGCGAGCTGTACCGGGATCCCTGGGGCCTTGGCTTCACTTACGAGTACGAGCCGGGCGAGCCCATGGGCCGACCGGTCAAGGTTCCGTACATCCGCTGCATGGCCACGGAAGAAACACAGACGGGGTTGGTTTACGACACCATCCATTTTAATTTGACCGAGGGGCCTCTATCCGAGGTAATGGGGGTTGATGCCGGACTAACGCGGGTGCTTTTACCCGGCGGTGGCGAGATCACCCCATCTACTGCTTCCTCGGCTTCAAAAGATGGCGGCAAAGAAACCTGGGTGTGTTTCGATGAGTCACACCTGTACAACAATCCAGATCTCCGCCGGATGTATACCACCGTTACTCGTAACTTGCGCAAGCGCAAACTAATTGCGGGAACATGGTACCTCGAAACCACCACGATGTTTGCCCCTGGCGAGGACTCGGTTGCCGAAGGTACTTACCGATTGTCCGAGGCTATCGAAGCGGGCAAGACTCGGCGAGAGCGGTTGCTGGTTGATCACCGTTGGGGAGAATGTGATAAGCCAGAGAATGAAGCTGAGTTGCGTGCGGCCATCGTTGAGGCTTATGGCGACGCCATGCAGTGGAACGACCTTGACGGGCTCGTTGATGAATTCTACGATCCGCGGTCTCACATCACTGATTCTCGTCGGTACTTCCTCAATGCCGAGACTGAGACCTCAGACGCGTGGATAGCAGCGCGTGAGTGGGATCCGTGTGCTAATCCGCTAGCGATCCTCGCTGATGGCGATATGGTGGCCCTCGGTTTTGACGGGTCGGTGAGCGAGGACGCTACAGCTCTTGTCGCCTGTCGCATTGATGATGGGCATTTAGAGTTGCTCGCTTGTGAAGAGAAGCCCCCGGATGCTGGCAAAAACTGGCAGGTCGATCAGGTGGCCATAGATGCTGCCGTATCCCAGGCTTTCGAGAAATACACAGTGGTGGCTTTCTTCGCCGATCCTCCGCACTGGCAAGATTATGTAGACAACTGGACGGCCGAGTTTGCTGGCCAGCTGGAAATCAGGGCCACCCAGACACACCCTATTGAGTGGTGGACGAACCGCCCGGCAATAATGGTCAAGACCTTGGAGCGTTTCCGGGAGGCTGTAGCGGCCAGGCGATTAACTCACAGCGGTGCAACGATATTCCGGCGGCATGTGCTTAATGCACGTCGGCGAACGTCGCGCTCCGGCATCACGATCAGCAAAGAGTACCCGACCAGCCCTAAGAAGATTGACTGCGCCATGGCCGAGGTGCTGGCTTATGAGG